CGTATCCCGGTCTAGGATTCCTTGCTCTACCATCTCCAATATCTTGTCGGTCGCTTGTCTTGTCATTATACTTCCTCCCCTATGTTCATTGCCTTGCCTTTTGTATATTCATGGACATCTTCTTTTTCTGCTTCAAGTTCTGCCTCATATTCCGCCATTGATTCCGTGATGTTGAACATATCGTCCAGGGTAGAACCTATTCCGTCCTGCCAAAAGTCATCTGTTGATTTGTAATCACCAGGAGCATAACAATCGTCTATGCCGTCTTCCCATAGTCCCATGAAGTCACATCCACCTTCATAATAATATGCCCTAATGAAACAATTGGAATTATTCTCCAAGAACTTCTCATAGGCATTAATCGGTGGTGCCCAGGCTGAACTGAATGCGAACGATATAGTAGACTCACCCTCATTTTGTTCTTTTAGATATTGTCTGTCCACACCATAGAACTCATTGACGTCCCATTTGGTACTCCAATTTTCTACTCGCCAATCGTACCAGTTATCAAAGCCATCCACCATCGGCTGTGGCTTATCTGCTGATGAACTAGGTGATGTCGTATCTTTTAGTTCTTTAGGCATTGGATGGAAAAAATTAAGAAGTCCGTCGCCATCTTTTTCTTCTTTTACAATCTTCTCAATATTGTCTATCACGGAATTCGGTCCCGTGATAGTGATTTGATTATCGCACCAATTAGGCATCAACAGCCTCCTTGATGATAGTTAGGTGAGCACCTGGAACATTCCATCTTTGGCCTCTGTCTGTTCTAACCAATACATATTTGATTTTGATTCTCTCAACCACACCTTTTTCTGTGATACCGTGTCTACCTGCGAACGATACCCTTTGACCAATCTTTAAAGAATGGGCCTGAATAGAATGTAATTGATTTCTTCTCAACTTTACAGCCTCTACCACTGAATCAATTTCAGTGCCTTCTAGGCTGTATATGCCTTCTATTATTGTTTTTAATGTTTTATTCACTTCAACTCCTTCTGTTAATATATTCAGTATAACATAATTGGTAATACCGTCAACCGGCCAAAAAACCTAGTGATCACTGGCTTTTTAGTCGTCAAGATCAATACCATCGTCTTTCAACGCCTTCTCCACCACTTCTCTAGGTGAATAAGTCCAAACCGTGAATCCTGCGGAGTTCATCTCGTCTCCGTCCACCACGGCTGTTATGCCTGAATTCTTTAGACAGGTATGGATACTAGGTACGATACTTCTGTCTTCATCCAAGTCCCAAGCACCTACATCGGCAACTTGGAAATGATGTCTATGTGTTTCCGTTGTCATTATTTTAATCCTCCCATTTTTAAAATTCCGTCTTTTGTAATTTGATATCCTTCTTCATGAGCCGAAGCCTTCCATTCCTTCTTCTCGGTCTTTTCAATTATCTTGCCTGCGGTGTTGAGTGCCGAATAAATTTTTTGTGGCACCTCCACAGCCTCGTTGGCGGTGAACAACGAAAGTATTCCAGCGAATATTGACCCTATGCTCATTTCATTATTATTGGACCAAATAATATTAGAAGTATCGCGGCCGGTGTCACGATAGACAATGGCCAGAATTCTAATAGTTCAATCCAATCCTTTTTGGTTAATTTGTATTTTTTATTTTTCATATTATCTAAACTTGCTCTCCAGATGCAATAGGTGTTCTCGGCACCAGTCTGCTATCTCTAATTTTAGCGGAATTATCTCTGCCTCCCTGTATCCGAATCCTAGGCAGATGTTATGAAACCTCTCCGCGAACTTGTCAGGTCCCATCAAAGCATCTTCACCATATGACGTACAGCCATCCAGGTAATCGCCCTGTGTATAGGCCTCAATCATCTCATCAAATATCTGCTCCAATGATTTTATTTCTAAAGTTCCTTCAATCATTATGCTCTCTCCTTAAATCCATACCATGGAGTTTCATAACCATTTGGTCTATGAGCTGGACCACAGATATCAAAATCCCAATGATTTCTCCATTTGTTTTCACATACTATTTTTTTGAATACCGCCCTCGCTCTATCTAAAGTCTTGAACGGACCTGCCAGTTCTGAAGTAGAAATAAGTTCGTATCCATCTCCTGGTAAATGACCCATATTCAATTCAGTAATATAAAAGCCTTTCTTGATTGCGAAAGGATTCACATCTTTTTTTCTTACTCTTTCTTTATACATTTCAACTCCTTGTTTCATGCTTCAGTATAACACGGAACTGGATAGCGTCAACCTGGTAAAAAATCTGTATATATAAAGCCGACGAAAAAACCTAGTAAAATAGCGGCTCATTTTGCCACTAGATCTAGTAGTTGGTCTTGGAGTTATCCACAATATGTAGTGATTGGCTGAATGTTTGGATTTTTGAACTTGAAGTCTAAATTACCAAATTTACCAAAATTACCTTTTCTTAGGTTTTAGTATCTTTGATTTCACTGGTGCTCTCGCTTTGAGTTTGGGAGCCACCGACTTGCCCATCTTACTTCTCTTTTTTATCTGTACGCCTTTCAATCGTCTTGAGCCTGCTCCGGATCTTTTTGTCTGGGCAAGTTTCTTGCCGGCTATCTTGGCCTTCTGCTGTCTCTTCTTTCTGATCTTTGCAGACTTGACCGGGTCTGTCTTTTGGAAACAGGTGCTTGGTTTGGCCACGATACGACCTTTTCTCGGTCCAGAAGAACATCTAAATCCTTTGGTTGGCTTGCCACCCTTCTGTCGCCTGAATATCTGTGAGATGCCTTCAGCGATGGCCGAATGGTCGTCATGCTCCTCTATATTTTTAACCACTATATCTTGTGGCACTATATCTTGTGTCTGGTCCGCTTTGATGGCACTAGATGTTGTGGCACTAGATGTAGTGCCTTCTGGATTTTTTGGCGTATTGAATAATTCTGAGATCTTCATGTAGGTATTTATTGACCTTACACCTTACAGAACTAAACCTTACACCTTACACCTTACACCTTACAATACTGATGCTTAACTGAACTGAACTAAACCTTATCATTATAACCTGATATTATGGTGTGCTGAAATGTACAAGACCAACCCTGGCAGGATAGATGTGTTAAATACACATGCAATGAAGATCCGCGAGATATACAACACAGACGAAAACATAGGACCAGCACCATCTGGTGTGTGTTCTAGGCCAGCAAAAGACCTTCCGGCATCTTGGGTCAGCAGTTGTAAATCACAGGGCAAGATGAGACGCACGGGTAATCGTGTGGCAAAACTGGGCGGAAAGACTAAAAAAGTTGCCGGCAAAAGGATCAAGGGCAAGAAGTACGGTGGACCACTGCCAGATTACTCGGAATAACAATTTTACCATAGACCTAATAGCGAGCCAATAAGGCTAATAGCGAGCCATTTGCAATAATAACTATGCATATGTTAGAATCATTCTTTGGCAGACCAATCATATACGGAGAGAAGATTGGCTTCATAGGCCTAGGCAAATTGGGTATGCCATGTGCAGAAGCAATACGTAAAAAAGGATTCCACGTTGCAGGCTATGACATAAAAGAGAAGAGGAGTGACCTTGTGGAGATGCGAGACTCCATAGAGGATCTTTGCAGAGACCGGGACATAGTATTTGTTGCCACACCCACACCACACCAAGATGGATACGACGGAACACAACCAACCAGCGATAAAGAACCCAAGGACTTTGATTATGAATCACTGAAAAAGATATTAACCAAATGCAACAGGCACATGGGAGTTACACAGAGCCTTGTGTTGATATCAACTGTGTTGCCGGGTACCATTAGGAGAGAACTGTCACCATTGGTAACCAATGTGAAACTGCTTTACAATCCATATCTTATAGCGATGGGCACCGTGGCCGAGGACATGATAGATCCGGAGATGATAATGATAGGCACAAAGAAAGGTGTCTACAAAACAGCACTGAAGGCCCAACAGTTAGAAAATTTTTACAACGCGGTGTGTGACAACTATCCACGTATGGTATTCGGAACCTGGGAAGAAATAGAAGCCATCAAGATATTTTACAACACATTCATCAGCAACAAGATTGCAATGGTCAACATGATACAGGATGTTGCACATAAACTGGGCAACATCGATGTGGACAAGGTGACCAATGCACTTGCACAGAGCACAAGGAGAATTGTCAGTCCGGCATATATGAAAGCAGGTATGGGCGATGGTGGTGCTTGTCATCCTAGGGATAACATAGCACTGAGTTGGTTGGCAAAGGATCTGGGATTGGGATATGACATATTCAAAGGCATCATGTCAGCACGTGAGAAGCAGGCAGAAAACATGGCCAAGGCCATATTGAAACACGGAGAGAATATATGGTTCTCATCTGATACCTATAAGGCTGGCACAGACCTAGTGGACGGTTCTTATAGTTTATTGGTGCAACACTACGTGGTCAAACATGGTGGGCAATTGGTCAACGGGATTGATACACCTGTGCAAGTAATTGTGCGTGTGCATGAATCAGACGAGTTAACCGCAGACGATAAAACAATAATATTTGACCCATGGCGTTCGTATCCGGCCGCAGATAACGTGTTTTATTATGGTGGAAATGAATAAATATACTATATGGCAAATTCAGATAACACATTTGGAACACATAATAAAGTAACTTATGTATGGACGCAAACTGATGCGTCTTGGAACTTGGGACATCCTTCAAGTATTGCATTAAGCAATCCTTGTAGAGTAGTTTCTGCCGCAAACCATGGCTTGACAGATGCTTCCAAAGTTACATTTGCCGACATAGTTGGCACAACAGAATTAAATGGCAACACCTATTATGCAAAAAAAATTAACGACACAACGTTTGACCTTTACACAAACTCAGGTTTATCAGCAGGTTTAGATGCATCTGGTTTCACTGCATATGCAGGAGATGATAGCGGTAGCATAACAGGTGTATTTCCAAAAACAGTATTTGCAGACACAGACGCCGCAATCAATTACTTCCTAACTGACGACGGTAAGGCAGTGTTCAATGAAACTGCAACACAACTACAATGGGCTTTGGTTAACGATGGAAATGGCGATGCCACAAATCTGAAACACACGATTGCATTTGGCACTAAAGGTGCATCGGACCAAGATCCGGCACAGGACTGGGCTGAACAATTCCTTACAAGAAGAACAACACTGTCAGACGCAAACGGTTTTGGTTTAAAGCCTTGGACTTCAGCAACAAGCGACGATCACTTATTCTAATAGTCACAAAAAAAGGGCGATACATTTCTGCACCGCCCCTTTAGAATTATTAATTACGCAGAGTAATTAATTACTTTTCTGCCTGATTTTTTTAATAATGAAATAATGTTTGATTTCATTGTTAATGCAGAAGACTGAGGTGCAACACCTAATACTTCTACTGTAAAATCTAAACCTTTAGATAAAAGTTTGTTAGTTGCAGTTTTTCTTTTAGAGTTTTTCACTGCTAAATTACTGAACTTGATTTTACCACCGTGTACTTCTCCGTTAACTTTGTACTTAGAAGCCGGCTCTGCAAATACACCAATCTGCTTCGCTCTTGATTTGAAGTTTCTTGTGTATACAACGTATTGAGTTGAGTTTGCCATTGTTTTATTTTCCTTTTTAGTAGAAGGAAAAAGTGTATTAAACATACCTGTTAGCATATTGTTTCCTTTTCCTTGGTTGTTAATAAATGAAGTAGAGTTTTATCTGAAAAGAGTATTGTCAACTTCATATAAAATATATTTTACACGAAAAAGTTGTTTATGTCAACCTTTGATCAATATGTTTGGTATTTTTAGTTCTAAACTTGAAAAATCTCAGATTTATGCCATCGCACATGGGACATTGTATCATTTTATTCTTCTTTTGTTTGGTAAAAGACTTGATGTCTGGGAACTGACCTTCGAATTCCACGGCGCATTTGTTCTTGCACTTGATTGTGTATCTGATCATAAAACTATTTACTATTATATACTTGACAGATAACTTTGTCTACTATAATATAAAAAAATATGCCAAAAGGATTAGGATCTAGCATCTACAACAAAGGCCCAAAGAAGAAAACTTCGCAAGGCAACAGTCATAAAAGGATCAAGATGTCCTCTATGAATAAAAGCCGTAAGAGATCTTTCAAGGCCTACAACAGACAAGGGAAGTAGTGAACAAAACTGACCAAATCAAAACGCTGGCCATCGCCATAGATGAAAAGGACCACATAATTAAAAAGTTGACTGCTGAATTAGGTAACCTGCAGGTACAAAACGCCGAGTACTCGCAGATAGTGGCGGAACTGACAAACAAATTAAAAGATTACGAAGATAAAC